GCCTTCCGGCGCAGCCCCGGCACTGTCGGCGTTGTCATCGACATACAGAATCCGGCCCACATAGGCCCCAGCCGTAAGACCGGTCGTGACAGCACTCGTGGTGGTGCCGCTCGTGATGTTGCTGATCGTGACATCGGCGATACGCTTCTGGAGTTCACCCTGCGCAATGGCGCTGCCACTCATGTTCCGGCAATACTCAAAGACCCGGAAACCGAAGTCGTCAATCATAAACGAGAGCTGGCCCAGGCGATTCTTGGCCGTCACGTGATCGGCGTTCAAGTCCTCGTTCGCCACCGGGATCATGTTGCCCATGTGCAAAAATAGATCAGACATTAGGTTCATCTCCTTTCGGCAAATCGCCGGAGCCGCCATCGCTGACGGCCCCGACGAGCCAGGTTTGGCGACGGATCTGCCGATCTTCCGGCAGCGCCACGCCCATCGTGCCACGTCCCGGCGGAAGCGCTCGAAACCGAGCTTTCAAGACCTGCTCAATCGAGTAATCCCGCTGGACGCCATCGACATCCACAATAATGCGTTGACAGTGATGCCGCTCGGCCACCTGCAAGGCCATAATCGCCGCCGCCATCGGTGGAAACCGTGGCGGCACATCCCGGACAATGAGTGTGTCAAAGAATTCCCGGTGGCCCCAATGTTCGGCCATCGCCCGTTCAGTCGCAGGCCTTACGAGCATCGCTACCTCCAGATTAGGTAAGCCCCGTCATCAGGAAGTTCAAGCGCGGGCTGCGGCCTCGGAGCTGCCCCGCCCACAAGACCTGCCCAATGCGCTGATCGCGGTTGGCCGGACGGAACCAGCCTTCGAACACCATGTTCCGGCCCCGCATGACGGCCAATTCCAGAAAGTTCGTGTTGATCCCGAACAGATAGCCGCTAGGCACGTGCGAATCCACCACCCAGTCAGCCCCGTTGAATTTAATCACCGCCACGCCCGCGCGGGTGATGTCGTTAAAGTCTGATCCCGCTTCGAGACGCTGGGTCGGCTGGACACGATCCCAGGCTTTATTCCACAACGTCTGATCGCTGAGCAAGAGATCTGGCTTGGCCGGGTTGATCGTCGCCCGCCCGAATTCGACGTTGACCGCCGACATCGAGAACGGACCGCCAGTCGTGTTGGTTTTCGCCTTAATGGCGGACCCCAGGGTGTCGGTGCCGTAGGAGATGCCAGCGTAGCTGCTCACGCCACCTACGGTCCCGTCGTTGACGTAGTTCAGCAGACCGATGAGCTTGTTGGGATCGCTGCCGAGACTTTGAATGAGGTCGGTGCCCATCTCGTCGGCAATCCGCATCTCAGCTTGCGACATGAGGGTTTCGACCGCATCGACGAGGGCATTCGCGCCGCTATTGACCACTTCCTCAAGCCCGTCGATGGTGCAGTTGGCGTAATACCGCGCCCATGGCGCCCGGAACTGGGTCTTGGTGTTGACAATACTGGTATCGAAGTCTTGGCCGCGCCCGTAGGACCCGCCAGGGACCTTGTCGTAGATGATGCCCCAGTTCATCTGCGCACCACCCTCGACAATGCGGCTCTTACTATCGAGGCGGATAAAGGTCGGGTTACTCGCGTAGACCTGATCGTCGAGGTCGTCGAGATACAGGTCGGTGGTATGACTCAGAACATCATCAATCTGCCGTGATTCGGTAGGCAGCGCCATCCGTTCATCTCCTTATCTCGCCAGATGAGGAGCCGTCTCCAATGCCGCTCGTACCGCAGCCGCGCGAATCGCCTCTCGCCCTTTCGGACGGTCGGATGGCTGCGCCTTGCTGCGGATCGCCGTGGATCGTGGGAGCGCCTGACCGCTTCTCGACTGCAACTCCTGCTCGACTTCAGCCCGGATCTGTTGGCGGAGCTTCTTTTCGTCTTCCTCGCGTTGCCGCTTGGAGAGTTCCGATTCCATCACCGCCTGAAACGGGTCAAAGCCCTGCTGCGTCATCTGCTCGGCTCGCTGGAGTGCCGCATTGTAGATGCCGTCAATGTCCTTGTCCGGCAAGACCGCCTTCAGCATCGAGAACAGCAGCTTTTCCTTCTGCGCCTGATAGGCGGTCTGCTGCTGAAACGCTTGCTGAAGTTGGGTCGTCAAGCCCTTGGTGTATTCGGCTTGGGCGGCTTGGTAGAGCGGCGCGATGACATCACGCAATAAGTAGGGTAGTTGTTCCTCCGGCGAGACGTTCGCCCAGCGTTGCGCCCAGGCCTCCATCGAGACCCCGCTTTGCGCTGGACCCGCCTGACCGGTGGCGAGTTGGTCGAGTTTCCGCGCATCCCACCCAATCTTCTCCAGGTAGGGTGCCCACTGATTCCACGTCGAGAGCGTGCGTTCGTACTCGCTCGTCCGGCGTTTCAAGTCGTCATAATCCGCCCGCTGGCCGAAGGCTTTCTCGCCCTCCACATAGGTTTTCAAGGCTTCAGCGGCGGTCTTTCCGCGAAACTTCTCAGGAACCTCTAATTCTCCAAGGCGTTCTGGAAAGCGAAACTCCTCCCCGCCAGTTCCAGACTGGTTCTGGGGTGTCTGTTGCTCGTTCAACTCAGGCATCAGGTTCTCCTTATCCGGGCCGACAATCGTCGGTTCTCCGGTGGGCCTGCATCGTTAGGGCATCCGCGCCGGGGCGTTGAGTCCGCTGGGCCGTGAAGGTTCTCCAGCGTCATCACGTCCTCCGTCTGCGGGGATGGCCGCCCCGAGCGGGGCGAGCGCATCACGAATACGGTCTTGGACCATTGGGTCGAGCGTGGCAGCCTTTCGGAGGAGCGCAATCGCCTGTTCGATCAGGCGCATCGCCGTCGTATGTACCATCGCGTCCATCGGACCCTGGCCGACCTCGGTGAGTCCGCGCACAGGGGGCACACTCGGAAAGGCCATGCTTATGTCTGCTTACTTACAGGGATTGACTTTAGTGGTAGTCTTGCCCCCGGTCGGATTGGTCGGGGCGTTAATCGACTTGCCGATCTTCACCGGGCCGGAATTGCCGACATACGGTTCTGCACTGCCTCGCTTTGCCATCTGTTCTGCTCCTTCGTGTGTTGGTCAATAAAAAAGCCGACTCAGGAGCATTCCTGAATCGGCTTCTCGTGTGAGAGTGTCCGAACGACAATGTATCGAGCTATGCTATGGGCCGAGCCTCACGGGAAGATTCGCCGGACCCGCCATCGGCATCCCGCCGGGCGCCGGCATCATCTGTCGGGCGGCCATCTGCTGCGCCGCTATGTCGTCCATTGGGCCGGAATTTCCGGCCATCGGGACGCGGACGCTCTTGTCGGCCCGTTCCCCGGTCGTAGACATGATCTTCATGAACTTGGTGATCGTGCCGAGGATATTCTGGAATCCAGATCCGGCCAGAAACGGCATGATCTTGTCCATTGGGTTACCCCCTGGCATCCCTGGGGGCTGTGGCAGCCCACCCTGGCCTAAACCAGAGAGCAGGGCGGCAATCCCTGGCGGTGGTCCGCTCGGTCCCATCATCCCCTGCGGTGGCATCGGCATCCCTAGTGGTAGCGGCATCCTGTCTCCTCCTTACTGTATCTGTTTTAATACACTATGAGTGTCATATCAGTACTGATGGCCCGTGTCAAGTCTTTTTTATGCCCCCATCCCTAACTGTGTCCCGGAGCGATTCGTCCGCACCCGCCGGCCATTATTCAACAAGCCCATCTGCGCTTTCTGCGCCTGTTCCTGCTGGGCGCGGGCATAGGCGGCATCCGCATCTGGGACAAGTTCCGGTCCGAGCGTCTTCAAGACTGATTGCCCATCGACCAAGCCTTGCTGCGCCAACTGCTGCATAATCAGCGCTCGCTGAATCCGATTGCTCGCCAACCCGCTATTTGGGACGACGAGATAGTTAAATTCCGCGAGGAAATCCCGATGCTCGGTGGGATTGGTCACAAGGATCTGTCGCCCCTCGGTCGTCTTGAGCAGCTTCGCCCGCTCAAAGAGATACTGCACAAACTCGCCGGACGGGCCGACAATATCGAAGACTCGATCTCCGGTATAGTATTGGAGAATCCGAGACAAGAGCTTCTGCCCCACCCGCCGAATCGTGGTTTCGAGGTTGAAGTTGATCGACCGAATGAGACTTTGCGACGCCTGTTGATAGGCTTCGAGTGCTCCCAGACTCGGAGCCGATGGCGCCCGTCCCCCCGGTGAGATGTCTTTCAGTCCTACCATGACTTCCATGATCTCAGGGATAAACGAGAGGAGTTGAAAGTAGTAGGGCGGCATGTTCGGCGGGGGGTCGCGCCGCAGATCTCGACCAAAGCGTTTCTTCACGACCAACGCTTCGAGGTTGTCGAGCTTGTTCCATTCCTTCGCTTCGAGCGCGTCGAAGTCGCCCACAATCCAGACGTTGTTGTTCAGGATCGCGTTGCGAATCAGCAGATCGCCCATCCGATTGAAGGCTTCCCCGAGCTTGCGGATCGACTTGATGTCGCCGTCACCCCAGGGCGTCCCGCTGCGTGGCATCCAGGCCCACAGGGAGAGCGGACAGGTGCCATCCCAATACGGGTTCGGGCCGTCGTACAGGATGATGTCGCCCGCCCGGACAATCTTGCGACCTCCTGGGAACAGGTAGTCGCCGTTCACGTCCTTGCTCAAGTCGCGGCGCCAGAAGGTCCGCAACCGCGCCCGAGGAATGACTGACGATCCCTTATCCCGCGTCGAGAGGCGCTGAGGACCGGAGATCCGGCGTCGAGAGGTGCTGATCGCAGAGGGGTAGCTGCTCACCCCGACTTCCGGCACCACCAGTTCTCCGCGCCCAGGATATTTCTCAGCCAACCACTCCAGGCTGGGCCAGTCTTCCCACCAGACGTATTCGGCCTCATCGAGGTCTTCCGTGCTCATCACCGCCGGGTCAAGGCCAATCGCTTCAGGTGGGATCACCTTGACGACAATATCCCCGCGCCCATACCAGGCGTCCGGGTCCCATTCGGTGAGGTAGCCGACCGTGCCCGTCGTGCCAGCATTATCGGCCGCCGTCTTCTGCTTCTGCTGCATATTGAGATGGTCCCACAGCGCTTGGACGGTATCGTTGAGGATCTTTGCTGGCGCCGAGAAGTCTTTGCGCCGACTCGTGACCATCACCTCCGGCTTACACTCGGTCAACGCAGCAATCTTGCGGTCGAGGTAGTTGCCTGGGAGGTTCGCTTCAAAATGAGGAGGGCGCGAACCCTTCCAGAGTCCGCTCCCTTCGCGCACCCGGCGATACTCTTCCCACTTCGCCGGCAGGCCGAGCCGCTCCTTCGCAGACTTGCCTTCCGAGATCAGCTTATCCGTCAACTGCAAGAGCTTGCGTTCTCCGGGGATCAGGGCCATTACATCTCCCTTCACAAAGAAAAAGCCGACACCTCCAGATATCAGGGGTATCGGCTTCCGAGGTTCGGAGTGTCCGACGACTGCTAGTTAGACCGCAATGAGATTCTGCATCCCTGGTTCCTCAAGGATCGGACGGGTATTCGGCTGTACTGTTGGCAACATGGCGGTCGCGGCCTTCCCGCCGCAGACGTTACTACAGAATCGCTGGCCGTGCCGCTGCGGAGTAAAGGACTGACGACACGGCCCCCATTCACATACCGATTCTCGCTCGATCTGCGGACCACCGCCGGTGTCCCAACTGGGGTCGATCAGCGGGGCTTGCAGGCGGCCCGCATCAGCGGCGGCCATCAGATGTCCATGAATGAGTTGCGACGGGGTGATGTGCAGGACCGACTCGCAGATTTCGTAGGCAAAATTCTTCGTGGCCTCTGGCAGGCGGTCAATCAGCACGCGAGCGGCATCTTCATGGTTCAGTGTACGGCGATTCGCGTCCATCAACACATGGTCGAGTGCCGGTTGATCCGCGAGAAAGCGATCCATACGATCATCAGCAAGTCGTTCCACCTCCAAGCCAATCATCCGCGCGACTTCTGGTTCCGTGAGACGTGCCTTCAGCCGTCGTTCAACTTCCCGCTCAATCTCCGCCTCTGGCACACCTTGTGGCGCCAGACTGCCAGCGGCCAGCCGCTCCAGATACTGCCCCATCGTCTTACAACCTGCCGCCTCTTTTGCCGCCTTCAGGCTGGCGAAGCGGTCCGCACTGACACGAATCGTTTTGTGGACCATGTTCCCCTCCGTTATTCCCACGCTTCCTGTTCGGCGAGGGCTCGTTCAAACCCATCCGCATAACTGCTCTTCCGCACGATCTGATCCCAGTTGCGGTCATAGAACGCCGGGTCTTTTAGGATTGTCTCGGTTTTCACCTCGACCGGCGGCCCGTCCCATCCTTCGACCGTCTCGTCAATCGAGGCCCGAAGCGCAATCGCAAATGACATGACGCTATCGTCTAGTTCCCCTGGGATCGCCTCGTAGTGCCGATCACTATACTTACGGAAGGTCGTCAACTCCTTCCACAACTGTTCGTCTCGAATCTCCGCCTTTCCGCCTGTGAGCCAGTCAATCATGGTCGAGATCAGGAACACCTTCGAGTTCGGCGTGGTGTCCCAGCCGGTATCCTTCGTCAGAATCTTCGACGCAATCTTGGAGTAGTTTTTCCAGATAAACAGGTTCGGATACACCTTCCCAAGCTCGGCGTTCGTGTAGAAGCCGGGATTGCCGGGATTCGATTCAATCGCGACCTGGGCGGTGTTGTACGCGAGGCCCAACCATTTTGCAACCTGGACCAACGGCGCACCAGGATTGATCGTGTTGTCGCGCCAACTCGCCACCTGCACCTTCCCGCGCCGGCGCAAGACTGTGCCCACCGTGTAAGTCTGGCCGACCCCCGCGCAGACATCCCACGCTTGGTCGTAGGCTTCTCCCGGTTGCGGCCACTCCCAGACTTTGAGCGGCCCCTCAGCCTCGGTCGAGAACCACCCGCCATTGCCGGGGTCGAACGCATGGATCGTGCCCTGAAAGATCGGCGGTCGCACCTGCTCTTTCAAGGTCTTCAACGTCTGACTGGTGAGGAGATTCGTGCCGGGGATGATCCAGGCTTCCTCGTAACTCACTGGATACGATTGCTGGAAGCGCTCCAATCCCCCGTTCTCCGCAAACTCCGCGACCTTGTAGCGCCGCCACTTGATAAACTCCGGCGTCACGCCATCCAGTTTCAATAACTCGCGCTCCTCCTTGCTATAGTCAAGCTTCTCGCCATCTCGCAGCGGCAAGGTGCAATCCGGGTCATGCTGCGCACCCACAAAGGTAAACCGCCACGGCGTATAGCGGCGCTCTTTGCGCACGTCGTCACACATCGTCTTGAACCAGGAGGTCATGGGATTGTAGAACGCCGCCGACTCCAGAATAAGGAGCGTCTGATATTTCATCGGCACGGCATCGAAGATCGCAGATTGCAGTTCTTCGGGTTTTTCGTAGCGGGCCACTTCGCTCAGGTGGCCTGCATGCAGCGTCCGGCCTACCCCACTGTGAATGTTCTTTGCCGTCGCAATGAAGGTCCGGCTATTCAATCCAGGATTCGTCAGCGCATCCTTACTGTCGGGATTGTCATAGACCAACCCCTCAATCGTGTCATGTTTGACCATCGGGCGAATCGAAGGATCGAGGTGCTGGTGAAAGGTCTGGTGCATGACAAAGACTTCGCGGGCCGTATCTTTGTCATGGGCAATAATGAGGGCGTTCGTGTTCTTGTTTAACACGCATTTCGCGTGCACCAACCCGGACGCCAGCGTGGAGCCGCCGCATTGCCGCCCCTTGAACCAGATTTGCCGGGCAAACCCTTCGTCGTCAAGTTGCCGCTTCGTGGCCTCGTACCATCGCTGCTGACCGGGACGATTGCGAATATCAAGGGGGATCACCTCGCCGCCCTCTTTCGTGCGAATCTTCAGTTGTTCGCGTGCGAAGAGCGGCCAGTCGTGCCGATAGAGATAGTGCCGCGCCTCACGGACCAGTCGAGCTTTGGGGATCGAGGCGAGGAGAGTCATCGAAAAAAATCTGCGGGTGAGGCCAGTGGCCTACTTGGCGCCTCAGCCCTCGGCGGCGTCAGTGGGGTCGCACAGCCGGACGTATCCGAGACCGGGACCGCATCTGCCCGCGAGAGCGAGACTGGAAACCCGCACCAATGCGTCATCGTGGTTTCATGCCTCAATGCTCACGCGCACGATATTCGCAGGCGAGGACGACGTGAATTTCAGCGAGTGTTTGAGATTCATATTCGTCACGCCGCCCTGAAAGAAATTCATCTCCAAGGCACCCGTCTGTTTCTTCATGACCCATTCCTTCTGGATC